TTGGTATAGCTCAATCAAAAAACACCTGATTTTTTACTTTCGCCGGTAGTCTTTTGTTGTTTGTACTTTGTTAGATAGCAATATGTCTGACCCAGACAGCCTACCGTATATTTCTATTCTGCCGCCTCCCATATCGCCTAACATTTCTCTCAAATTTGAAAGTGGACTAACTACCTCAGGATTAGTACTTGCTCCCGGATACTCCCCAAAGACCGCCTGAGTAGGGCCAAAAACAATCCCGCCTTTAGCAAACTTGCGCACACCGCCACGTCCGGCACCCGCACCGCTGTTATCGCCCTGCTGGCCAAGACTGGAAAAGGCGCTTGAAATAGCGGCACCCGCTGCCACCAACACCGCACCGGCGGCAATCGCTACGTAGGGGTTTGAAATGGAAGCTTTAATGGCCAGCATCGCCACACCAGTAGCAATCGTTGCCTCTCCGACCTGTTTGGCGAACTGCCCGATGATTTGGCCAATGGAGGCGAAAATAGTTTCGGAGCTGCTCTGAGCACCCGCCATGGCGTTACCAATGATTTCTGCCAACCCGGAGATAGCGTTCCCCAGACTGGAACTGATAGCTTGCCCCATTTCATTGCCCGCCTGCTTAGCCGTACTGGCAAATTCTTTGGCTCGCTTCCTTACCGTGGCCTGCACGGCGTCAAATGCTTTATTCAGGCCGGTAATGTCAAAATAGTTGTTGGGATTAATCTTGTCCGCTTCCGGCTTTTGCTCAAAAGGACTGATGGCATTTACCTTGCCTTCCGTTACCGTTGTGGTTTGTCCGCTTGAGAGGCGAAGGGTGTTTTTACCCTGTAGCAATAACATATACGCTTTCCCTAGCGCCTCTAATCGGGCTATTTCGGTGTTGATACGCTCAATGCGGCCATTAAACATGGCTATTTCCTTTTCGGAGCCGCTAGCCTCCCTGGCAGCAGTTACCTTGGTGAGCTCTTCCCGTAATTTTTCCAACAAACCCAATACCTCCGGTTTGGTAACCTCGGCAACACTAGTCAACACATCCGCCCTGGGTATCTCAGAAATAGCCTTCAGTTTGGCTCTTACCAGGTCAAGGCGGGATTGTTCGGATTCAATTAAGCCGCGCATATCCTGCGCACCCTTGAATTCTGAGGCAGGTGCATCCGGGTTATTACCGATGCGGGCTTTGGTGATTCGAAGTGCCTCGTTGAAGTTGAGCAGGGCTAATTCCCGCTTCTTTTCTTCCAGGCGCAGCTCAGCCTGGATGGCATCGCGGCGGACCTGCGCCATGGCAACAAACTGATCGGTGAATGTCTTCACCTTTGCCGCCTGGGGGTCAAAATCTATCAGCTGCTTGGTTTGGTAGATAGCCGCCGCACTGAGCGTGATGATGGCAGTAATAGCACCACCCGTAGAAAGAGCGGCTACTTTAAGGGCATTAAAACCAGCAATCAGGGTAGGTATTGCTTTACTGATGGCTCCCACCCCTAACAATACCGGGCCAATACTAGCCGCAAATCCAGCAAAGGTAAGAATGGTAGCCTGGGCACCTCCCGACATCGTGCTGAACCCTTCAGCCAGTTTGCCGATACTTTCCCCTAAGGCGTTTACCTTGCCTTCAACATCAAAATTCTTGTTTATGGCTGCACCAACCTTATCCAGCGCAATCGTGGAAGAGTCGCTAAAATTTTCAAAGGAGTTTTTCAGTCCACCGGTGGCCCTGGGGAGTTTTTCAAACTGGGTTAAAATACCGTCAATAAATTGCTTGCTGGTAATACCAGCTGCCTTTAACGCCTCTACGGAAGTAACGCCAAAGGCTTTCCGCATCGCCTCCCCAATTTGGGGTAAGGCCTGGCGTAACTGATTTAAGTCCTGACCCTGTACAAAGGGGGTATTATTAATCTGGGTGAGCGCCAGGGTAACGCGGTCTAGCTCTACTTTTCCCTTGCCGACAATGGCCAGGGCATTCCCGAAACCCAGCAGTGCCCGTTCAGCTTTGGTGGCGGAAAATCCTGCCGCTTGTAGATTGGTAGCTCCCTGGATAGCTTCCTTTAGCCCTAAACCGGGCAATCTGGCAATCTCCTCTAAGCGAGTAAGCTCCTTAGCGGTAAAATTAGACGCCTTCCCAACCCCCAACACCTGTTCATTGGTGGAATTAAGCCCCCTTCTTAGGGACTCCATATCACCGGCGGTTTTTAGAGATAAGGCTCCCAAACCGACCAAAGGAGCGGTTACGTAGGTGGTTAGCCCCCGTCCAACGCTCTGTGCGGCATTGCCGAAGTTGGTGAGCTGACCAGACAGCCTTTCCAGGCTGGCCGCTTGCTTTACCTGGCTGAGTTTGTCCCGCAGGGCATCCAGCTGGCTCAAGGTAGCTGAGTAATCCGCCGCGTTGGCAGAACGTTTTAAACGGTTTTCAAAGAGGGTGATTTGGCCATTAAGCGCCTGAATGCTTCGATTGAATCTATCCGCGGCCTGAGTAGCCTGGCTATCCATCGCACTGGCCACATCGTTGACCTTCGCCGTGAAGCGGGAAAGGATCTCCGAGGCTTTCTTGGTACCGGATTCAAATGCCGAGGTATCGGCACCGATTCGGATAGCAAGGGAAGCAAGTTGCGAGAAGCTGGCCATTGATTAATTTTGTTGCCCCGAAAGGAGCGCTTCAAAGCGTTTTTTGACGTCTTCTATGTACTCAGGCGTAATTTGTACTTTTGGCGGACCTGGAGCGGGTTGTTCACCGTCCGAGGGAAGCCAAAGCAGGTCGGTAGGCTTGAGCCGGTGTTTGGGTTCGACCTGCACGTTAAAGAGCCAGCTGGTTTGCCACCTGGCTACCTTCCAGGCTAATTCGTGCTCACGCTCCAGCTTCTTAAAGTATCCCTTGCTTTTGCGGGCAAAGTCTACCGGACGCATTCGCCAGAAAGCTTTGGGACTCATCCCCAGCTCCCCAATGGCCAGATCTAGGAGGTAATCCCAATCCCAACCTCCCGGATGCCCGTCGCCCCGTTCACTGACGGCAGGATTACCGTCGCTTTCGTCTTGGGTTGATCGATCTGATATCCCTGTGCTATCGCCTGCTCCTTGCTGATGGGTTTCTCCGCTACCGGTTCCGGTTTGGCTTCCGGCGCGCCGATCGCTGCCGTCAGCCGCTGGATAAAACCCAGGCTTTCTTTGGCCAGGTGAATGATGTTCTCGTTTTCTTCCATCGAAATGGTATCAATCCAGTCAATACAGTCATCCGGGCTGAAATCTTTGGGCAGGTCGTTATCCAGGCGGCGAGCCATCAGGCCAGCCCACATAAAGGAGGCAACCTGTTGAAAAGCGTCTATTTCCTGATTAGAAAGCTGCTTTTGCAGCAACTGTGCGCAACGCATCCCAAAATGCAGGAAGCGTTCTTTGCCAGCAATGGTGAGTTTTAAGATTCCAAGTTCTTCCATGTCGTTTTAAGTGAGGGAGTGGATAAAAGAAAAAAGTAGTGGGTAACTACGTGGGTTACCCACTGTAAAAAAACCATTAAGGCGTGATATCAAAGCTGGCCACTGATGCACCCTGGCCAGTGGCATTGGTCACCCGTACCGTGCCGTCCACCGTTGAACCGGCAATAACGGCCAGGATGGTACCGTTGTCAATGATTTGGAAGCTGGTAGCCGCCACGGTACCGATGTGGACCGCCGTGGCACCCAGGAAGGCCTGACCACGAATGATGATGCCCGTACCCACCGGTCCGGAAGCAGGCAGGAAGCTGGTTACCTGAGGAACAATTGGGTTAACACCCTCAGTTAAGGCACCCTTACCTTTCATCTGAAAACTGTAAGTTGCTGCGCCATCTACACCGGCCTCCATTTTTAAGCCCCGGATGGCAGCCTTACCCGTATAGAGCGGATCACCAGCTACCAGGGTACCAAAGGCAACAGGAATACCAGTACCGCCGCTTTGGGCTAGCATGGCCGTCACAATGGCCGTAATCGGATTGGTTGAGTCGTATTGAATAAATCCACTCACATCCATCGACCAGCTTTTTCGGCCATCTACATCATCATCCCAGGCAGCAGAAGCCTTACAAACAGCCGAAGTACTGGCCTGGTCAATATTTAGCGTAACCTTGTCGGAACAGCCCATCGCCACACCATTAAAAGCGAATTGAATGAGCATGCCGGGTACTATCCCTTGTGTTGCCATTTTTATTTAAGAGTTAAGAGTTGATAACCAGTATTGAATAATCCGAAGCGATGTGGTAAAGCCTGGAATCCTCTTCGTAGAGGTCACGCTTGCCCGCGTAGCTGATATAATTGATCTGGAGCGCCGCCGACACCCCAGAGTAACTTTCTAACACATCCAAAATCGCCTTGCTGATATTGAAGGCTTCCTGGTAGGATTTGGCAAAGACATTTACCTGGAGTCGTACCTGGCTGGCCTTTGATCGTCCTCCTAACTGATTGTAGGGAGCCGTCGATATTTCCTGGTAGGTCACCGCCGGTAAAACCTCCGTCTGAGGTAACACCAACGGTGTAATTCGCTGGCCTACCAGGGCCAATACGGCAGAATCAGCCACCAGCAACGTCCGAACTGCCTCCCCCAACGTGACACCCATTAGCCACCTTTTTTTATCACTTTTGCCAGTACAGTCCCTAACTTTTGCTCAATCAGGTTCCTGCACTCTCCAATCTTCGTATCGTAAGCCGGACGCATAAAAGGCGTGGCAGCCATCTTGCTGGTGCCAAACTCTACAAAGTGAGCCCGCCACCCAGCAAAGCCCTTTCCGGTTTTGATGCCGACCAGTACCGCTGCATCCTGGGTATTATCATCGGTCGACGCATTCTCGACCGTAATGCTTTTTGTTAGTATCAGCGTTTTCTTCGGTACCAGGTTCCTGGCTTCGTCGGCAATCGGCTGAGCGGCTTCGCGCAGGTTCTTTTGAAGGACCGGCTTAGACAATGTGCTGCCCAGTTCCCTGAGCAATCGTTTAACATTCTCCGCACCCGTTACTGCCCCTGCCATTTTTAATAAGCTGTTAAAAGATAAATCTCGCCGTTTGCCTGGAGCGTAAAAGCACCCTGACTGTAGAGCCCCAAGGCATCCCCCTGGTTAATCTGCGCCTCGTTGCCAGGCGTAATGGGCTGAATCAGCAGGCTCCGACCCTCCGTGTTGTCAATCCGGGCTACCTGGTAGGCCAGGGTGTTACCAACTGCGGAAGGCAGGTAGCAAATGCAATCCTGCAAGCTGCAATCGAAGGGTATAATCCGGTTGCCAGGCTGTACTGTGTAATCCGCGTACTGAATCGGGACGATGCCGTTTTGTGGCACCTGGCCACCCGGCAGGTTGGCAGCGGTCTGATCTGAGTCCTTTTTCAAGGCGACAATCTTCCATCCTTTGCGCCTAGGTATCTCCGCAATGCTCTGAATGTCGAACAGATTGCCCTCGCACACAATACGCATCCGGTAATCCAATCCAGTCCGCCAACGCATCGTAAAAGTGACGTTGGCATCAGCCACTAACTGAGCTGCTTCAAACCGTTCGTTATCCCGGGCTGATAACCCTTCTTCTTTCTGAGCCCAAACCGTCAGCCAGTCCACATAACCTGCCAGCTCTTCCCCAGTGCCCAGGCGAACCGGAGCATAGGATTGCAGGGTTATCATGCGGTCAAGCTTTCCGGCTTCCATCATTCCATTTGATTTTCGGTTCTGTGTAAGCCACTGAAAACAAAAAGCTGCTGCTTGATAGCTTCCTCATCCGGATGGCCGATGTTGACCAGCAGCTTTATGATGGCAACAGCAGGCTGTCCGGTGAAATCCATTACATCCGTCCAGACAATTGTCTTAATCAGCTCTCCTTTCGGAGAAACCAGCCATTGCTGCCCATCGATATTAACAATCGAACAAAACTCTGAAATGTGTGGTTTTTTATCCATGACTCAGGCAAAAGTTATAATTCGCTTATCCTGAAGCAACCATTCAGCCGCCGTTGGCATCTTTCTTACACTGTCCTCCCGGTTTTCGTACCAATGGCCAATCATCAGCAGCATCGCCTTGATAATCACGGAAGGAATCGGATTCACTGGATCGGTGTTAGTATAACCGGCCGTAAACGTGATACTAACCCGGTTAATTTTGGTAGACAGCGTCGGAATGGTACCCGTAAAGTGAATCACTGCCGGATCGGCGTCGGTGTCTACCTCTTCGTGAGGTGGCTGCATGAGCAAATCCTTTGAACCATCAGACTTCTTCATTGACGCCGATGAAGAGGTTGAAAACTACCGCCGACAGCAACAGCGTGAACTGGAGCAAGACGCACAAGACAATTTCGAATACTACAAGTCAGGCGGGATGTTCGAACAAATCCTCGGACCAATGAGCGAGGAAC